CGAGCCGCCATCGGATGAACACGGAACCCAAGTACCGCTGTCAGTGGTCCAGGCATTGCGCAAGGAGCTTCAGGAGCTGAAGTCCCGGCAAGGCACGGGCCAATCCCCCCAAACCAAGGGCCCGGAGTTCGCTGGTCCGCAGTTTGAATTTGAAGACGATCCGCAAGGCTACACACAGGGCAGTCTGTCCCAGATGAAGATGCAGATGAGCGCATTCATGGCGTCTCAATCAACATCTGAGGCAGAAGTCCAGCAGGCATGGGCTGATTTCGATCAGGCTTGCGCAAACGATCCCCAAGTCAGTGCGTACAGCTATTCACTGGTCAACCATCCTCATCCGATGGGCGAGGTTGTGAAGTGGCACAAGCAGCAAGCCGAAGTCAAAGCCATCCAGTCCGCAGGGGGTCTCGAAGCCCTTAAAGCGCAGTGGCTGGCAGAGGCAACAGGTCAGCCTGCCGTGCAGTCAAACGGAAATGCCAAACCTAACACGCCGCCTTCACTGGCACGTGGCGGGGCTGGTGCAAGTTCTTCAGACACACCTGCGGATGGAGATGCTTTCGACGCCCTGTTCAAATAACAGGAAATAGGAAATGGCCTATACGACCCCAGCCACCGAGCTGGTCCTCAAGAAGTGGGAAACAAACTACTTCAAAGAGTTCGTTCGTGAGAGCGGATTCATGCCCTATATGGGCGCCGGGCCGAATAACCCAATTGTGGTTAAGCGCGACCTCATCAAAGGCGGGCAGGTTATCACCATCCCGCTGGTTACAGCCCTTTCAGGCACCAATACCGGCACGGGTACGCTGGTTGCAAACGAGATGCAGCTTGGCAATTCCGGGTATGACCTGAAGCCCTACTGGCACCGCTATGCCGTCGCGATCAAGAAGTCCGACGAGCAGAACTCTGTCATCGACCTCCTGAACGCATCCAAGGACATGCTGAAGGTTCGCGACATGGACGACATGCGCGATTCCGTCATCAATGCGCTTGGCTCTGTAGTCGAGGCATCCGGCTCTTATACAGACGATCCGGGCCATGCCAAGGAAGTGTTCTTTTCTGACGCCACAGCGGCCCAGAAGAACACATGGGCGGCTGCTAACCGGTACCGGATACTGTTTGGTAACGCGGAAGCCAACTACAACGCCACGTTTGCAACAGGCTCGGCAACCGTTGACGGCACGAACGACAAGTTCACCGTTGAGAGTTCCCGCCTCCTGAAGCGCATGGCCCGTCGTCGGTTCCGTATCGACAAGGGCGATTCCATCGACCTGCCATCGATCCGCCCGCTACGCACGGGTACGCAGGGCCGTGAGTATTTCGTCGCCTTCCACGGTGTCGAGACGTTCGCCAACCTGAAGACGGCGATGGACACAATCAACCTTGATGGCCGTCCGCGTGATGTCGAAAGCAACCCGATCTTCCAGGATGGGGATCTGGTCATTGACGGTGTTGTGCACCGTGAAATCCCTGAGATTAGCGGTTACGGCAATATCGGTAATTCCAGCGCAGCGGTCTACCCGGTGTACTTCATGGGCGCTCAGGCGCTTGGCTGTGCATGGGGCCAAACCACGAAGTCAACGAAACGCAATGAAGACGACTACGGATTCATCAAAGGCGTTGGCGTCGAGTCGCTCTGGTCAGTCGAGAAACTTCGTTACAATGGCATTGATCATGGCATGATCACCGGCCTGTTTGCTGCATCGTAAAGGAGGGATAGAAAATGTCTCAAGCACGCAAATACCACACCCAGCAGGTGCACTATCTTGACGCAACGCTGAACTTTGACAGCGGTGTCGTCACGGTGGGCACTGCCCCTGCTGGCGCTATCCTGCTCAAGCCGATTTCCGGTGCGAGCGTGAACGTCGCCTTCAATGCCGGTACGAACAACTTCATCGACATCGGCACGACGGCGAATGATGACCTGTACGGGACCGACCTTGCAGGTGGTACGATTGCGATGGTGCCACTTGATGAGGCCGTGACGCAGGTGCTCGCAGCGGACACCACGTTCACTGCGACGTATGCGCAGACCGGCACAGCGGCTTCCGCTGGTTCGGCCCGTATCATCATCGCATACATCCCATAGTTGAGTGCATCCGGCGCGGCGTGAACATGAAACGGTTCTTTAACAAGGGGTGCTCTGTGCTTCCGAAGAACCGCAACGTGCTCACCGCTGCGGCGCTTGCGTTCAATGCCGATTGGATTCTCATGAACGCACTGGAGGCAGCCAATGGCCGTTGATCAAGCCGGGCTTGTGGCCCGCGTCCTGCTTTACCTGAACGTCACTATCGGCGGCGAAACGCCATCGACTGAGGATGACGCCACAGTCGATCTGGCAATTGCTGAAATCATGGCAGAGCTGGAAGAGAAGAAGCTGGCCTATTGGGCCGTCTCTGCCATCCCTGAGAGCGTAGCGCGTGGCATGACCATCATGGTTGGTGCCAATTGCGCAACCTCGTTTATGTCGCTTGGCGAGTCCGCCCAATACATTGCTGCCAAACGCTCTGGCGAAGCCCTGATACGCGAAATCATCGCGCAGGGATCTGACCATGAGACCACACCACACATTTACTTCTAGGAGACGACCGATGGCAGTATTTCGCTACGAAGGGCCTTGGGATGCGCGCGATATCTGGGGCGTATCGTTCCAGTTGGGCCAGACGCATGAGATTGACGATGAGAAGCTGATCGCCAAGCTGTCGGCGCTTGAGGGCTTTGTCCGTGTTGATGCGATTGAGGCTGAGCCATCGCTTGACCCCGATCCGAATGATTACCCGGCAGACGAGGAGCAGTCACCGGAAGAGGTATTCGAGGAGTTGAAAATCCCGCGCGTCGGTGCAGGTACGATCCCGGAAGATTGGGAGACGCTGCACCACTCGACACGCATTCGCATGGCCAAGGAAATGCGGCCCGACCTTGCGGAGGTCATCACCACGGCAGCGGATGCGAATGAGGTGATTCGTGGTGAAATGAAGCCTGAATAATGCCACGCGCAGTCTTCGCTACAGGCCATGCAGCCCGTGCCTTCGCCGGTGACTCGGAGAGGGTACTGGTCAACATGTATGCCGAGCCGAACGAATCTGACCCGGCCCGTCCGATCAAGCTGATGACGACGCCTGGCACGATGGACAAGGACGCTGGCAACGTCATTCAGGGAAATATCCGGGCGATGGCGCAAGAGGATGCGTTCGCCTCTGGCAAGGTGCTGATCCTCGACGGCACGACGTTGAGAACATGGGTTCCGTCAACTGGCACGTTTGGCACGATAACCGGCACTGTGAGCGGCACAGACAGGGCTGACGTGGCGATTTCGCAGACTGAGCTTGCTATCCTGTCGGGTGGTACGGTTTACGTCTCGGCGGGTACGACAATCGCCGCAGCGACGGATGTTGATTTCCCGTCAGGGATTACGTCGGTTACTGTGATGAGCCAACGGCTTTTGATGACCACGACAGCGGGCCAGTTCTTCTACTCGTCTGTTCTGGACTTTGACGATTTGACGGGCCTGAACTTCTACACGGCTGAAGGTTCGCCGGATAATCTGGTTGCGGTGCGACGGTGGGCAGAGATGGCCCTGATGTTCGGTACTGAGACGCTTGAGATGTGGTATTCTGAGCCATCGAATGCCTCTGATCCGTTTAGCCGCGCGTCCAGTGTGGTGCCAACAGGGTGCAGGGCGCGCGATACAATCGCAATCACTTCCGTTGGCCCGGTCTGGGTCGATCCTGAGAACAATGTCGTGCTGCTGATTGGGGCGCAGACGCAAACCATCAGCCCGCCCTGGCTGTCGCGCCTGATTGCGGCTGAGACGGCATCGGATCTGATTGCATCGACCTACAAGGCAGAAGGCGATGAGTTCTACGTCCTGAACGGGCTAAACTTCTGCGCTGTGCTGAAGGGCGGGACACAGGACTGGCACCTTCGCAAGACCGATAGCAGCGACACATGGGCCTTCTCGCGCATCCTGACGGCCGGGGGCGCGCAATACGCTACCAAACGCACGGGAACGGCATTCATGCGGCTTAGCCGGGACTATGCCACAGATGAGCAGGCAGATGCTGAGACGCTGGGAACGGATATTACACGCGAGTTTACCGCACATATCCCGCATGACGCGGGTCGCCCTGCGCTTGGCCCGATCATGGTGGATGGATCGAAAGGCGGCGGGTTGGCTGCTGGCGATGGCTCTGCGCCAGTTATTCAGATGCGCATATCGACGGATAATGGAAACACATGGTCGAGCTTCCGGTCACGCAAACTTGGCGCACAAGGCGCTTATGACGAGCGATCCAAGTGGAACCAGAACGGGCGAGGACGCAGGCCACAGACGATCCTGCATTTCAAGGTCGCAGAGCCAATCGCATTCACGGTGACGGGCGTGTCATGGGGTGAGGCTAGTTAATGGCTATTGCACCCGGAGACGACATAACCGGTACGCCGGAGCCTTTGCCACGCGATAGCCTGACAAATCGCCTTGGCGGGTTAGCGCGCGGCTGGATCAACTATTTCCAGGGCAAGGATCGCCTGACGGGGGAAATCCTTTCAGGCGTGAACCGGAACCGGCAGAATATTGTCCAGCTACAGACCGACTACACGGCAGCGGATGGCGCGGTATCGAGTGCCTATATTACTGCGGATGCAGTCGTTGCTGCGGATGCATCCGGCGCACGGGCTACGCTATCCACCACACTGGTGGCAGCTTATGAAGCGGCAGATTCGGCAATTCAGGGGCAGGTTACAACCAACGCCGCGAGCATTGTTACCGAGCAGAGCGTGCGTGCTTCTGGCGATGCTGCGAATGCTTCCAGCATCACGACGCTTGAAGCAGCTTATGAAGCGGCAGATTCGGCAATTCAGGGGCAGGTTACAACCAACGCCGCAAGCATTGTTACCGAGGAGAGCGCGCGTGCGTCTGGCGATAGTGCAAATGCATCGAGCATCACGACGCTTGAAGCTCAAGTAGCCACCAATGAAGCACATGTTCAGCAGATTGCGGAAGCCTACGCCACGGACTCCTCTGCCACGGCCCGCCTTGTCTGGACAGTCAACACAACTACGAACGCGGCGACAATCGAGCAGACGGCTGCGGAGGGGTATGTTGACGGCACATGGAACGGGTCAGCAATCAATCTCGCAGCGGACCAGATCACACTGCTTGCGGAGGATATTAATTTTGGCTCGCAGACGGCATTCGACACGGCGACCGAGACATTCATCACCGAGGTGGGTTCAATCCGCTCACGGTATGGCACGGCGTTCGGGGCCTCGTCTGACCTGATCCGCTGGGATGGGCCTGTTGCGGTTACGCAGGGCAGTGAGACCCCGACGAATGGCTATCTGGCGATTACGACCAGCGGTGCGATTTACAAGGATGACGCGGCCCTTGGCTGGGGCGCAACAGCGGCGGAGGCGGCGGCCAGTAACGCGCAGGTCGGGACTGGCGCGAATAGTCTGGTCGACACCGGCTTCCGTCAACCCGGTTCCGATTATTGGCAGATTTACGACAATAGCGCCGGATCGCTGGGTTTCAGCGTTCTGGATTATGACAGTGGCATTCGCGTTGGGCAGGCCGTCGGGGCAGGGTTTACGTCCGGACAATATATTCTTGTTTACGCGGGGCTAAAAAACAAGCTTTCGGTGAAGCCGGGCGACAGGGTGGGGTTTAGGTGCCTCGTCGGCGGCGCGTCGCTTTCATCCATTCGTCTCCGCATTCTTTTCCAAGACGACGCAGGCGCGGTCGTTTCTGTCCCCGAAAGCACACCTCGCACCACAGGCATTCTTACCGGCGCGGGCGAAGCGGACTTTTTCACTGAGGAGAGCCTAGTCGTCGTTGCGCCCGCCCTTGCGACGCGGGCGCGGGTCGATGTGCTTGGTTATGTGAACGGCGCAAGCCCGAGCGTCCGCCTCGCATTTCCAACTATGGCAATTCTGCAAACCGGGCAGACTGTCGCGCCGCCGCTTCAAAGGGGTTTTGACGCGGCGCCAGGATCAGACGTCACCGGAGACAATACGGCGGGCGGAATTGACGGGCAGGGCGCGCTAGCAACCGCCAACACTGTTGGTACAGCAACAATCGACGCCGGAGCAGTCAACGGCGGCGCCGCAACCGAGACGGCTGCATCCGTCGCAGTCAATAGCGCGACATGGGTCACGCTCGCAACGCAGGCCGTCACGGTTCCAACCTCCGCTCAGTTTGTGCTTTTGAAGTTTAGCGCCAAGGCGCTCGCGCTCGGGACATATTTACACCAAGCCAATTCAAACCTTGATTATCGCATCACACGCAACGGGACCGAAATTTATCTGGCAACCCATGCTGTCTGCAAAGGGCCGACGGCGGTCTTTTACACGTCAGGCGGGACCGCCTCAATCTCTGGAACCGATATTATCATTCCGGGTTATTTTGAAAGCGTGGTGAACGGGTTCGACATTGATTTCGCGCCCGGCTCTGGCACCGTGACATATGTGTTCCAAGCGCGCCGGGCAGCACTAGGCAGCGAGCCGTTGCGAGCTTCGTGGGATTTGTCGGATCGCAAATTATTGGTCGATGTTAGAAAAAGGTGAACCATGACTTACCCAACAACAATTCCCTCCTTTCTGCTGGCGGCAGCCAGCCAGATCACCCCGTGCAAAAAAAGTAATTCTGCCAACAAAGGAAAAATCGGATGACCTACCCAAATTCTATTCCCGCGTTTCGAGACGCGCTGCTGGCCTATGATCCTGACGCAGATCAGGCCGAGGCGATTTATGGCGCACAGCAACAGGGGTCGATTGTCGTGTGCTGCGTCGATACATTCAGAGCGCTGCGCTCGGTAGAGGAGCTATCTCAGGCCGGGCTGTCGCTACTGCTTGGATCAGCCTACCTGATTGCATCGGGTGGCTGGCATGGACTCGCAGGTGAGGCGACCACGCTCGTAGGGCTTCGGGCCTCGGAACTGATTCCCGAAAATCCGGCGGACCCAGTGGTTCCGGAATGACGCGTTTGACTGCCTGAACGAGTTTTGCAGGAGAGAGTGATGATGATTGAAGTGCCGCAACATTTGCGCGCCTCTATGGTGCGTCAGGACTTCACGGCGGAGTTCCTGAACAGCGTGGGAAATGACCCGTCAGTGCGGCCCTATATCGGCAACCCTGATAGCGGTCCGGTTGATGTGTCTAATTTGCTGGATACGTCTGTATTCCTCGTCACCGATCATGGCGGGTTCGTATTTCACAAACTCAATCCGGGCTATTACTGCCTGCACACGATGTTCTTGCCTGAAGGGCGGGGAAAGCATGTTGCCGCCGCCGCCCGTGATGCGTTCATGTGGATGTTCTGCCGGACGGACGCTGAGGAGATTGTGACGTATTCGTCAAAGGCCCGGCCGGGTTCCAGACCGCCTCGTTCGATGGGGTGGCGCAACTGGTACGAGGCCAGGGAATATGATGGCTACCGTCTTGCCTTGATGGACTGGGCCAGCAATGCGCCGGGCCTGCCTGCATGGGGCGAATGGTTCCACCATACACCTGAGGCAGCCAAGACCGAGCAGGGAAGCCCTGTGCCTGTGCCTGCCCATGAGCATGATCCGGCGAACGACAGGTTTGCGGGCATGGCGACCGCGATGTGCTTCCATAACCAGCCTCACAAGGGCGCCTACCATTACAACAAATGGGCGCAGGTCGCAGGCTATGAGTTGATGTGTGATCAATCGGAACCCTCGTTCCGGAAACTAATGAATGCAGATATTGAGGTGATGACATGCCAGTAATAGCAGCGATTGCAGCCGCGCCAATAGCTTCAGCAATTGCCGGATCGGCAGCTGTAGGAGCCGGTGCGTCAATCTACGGTGCCAGCAAGCAAAGCGACGCCGCGAAGAAGGCTGCTGCGGCGCAGAAGCAAGCGTCAGACCAGTCCCTCGCTCTCCAAAAGGAAATCTACTACGACCAGCGCGGCCTACAGCAGCCCTACTATCAGGCGGGCCTACAGGGCCTCTACGGTGAGTCCGGCGTCATGGACCTGCTCGGCAAGGGCGGCGGCGGTGGTGGTCAGCCGAACGCGCTAGCGCCACAACAGCAGACAGGCGGCCAGCCAAACTATGCCAGCGGTACTTATGGGCAGGCACCGATCGGGCAGGCGGCACCTCAGAGCGGAAACAACTGGCAGGGCTATCTGGATGCAAACCCTGATGTGAAATCGTATTTTCAGAGCAATCAGGCGGCGCTGTCCAAGTTCGGCGGCGACATGAACAAGGCGGCTGAATACCATTACAACACATACGGCAAGAACGAGGGCCGCCAAGTCCCGCAATACCAGCCGCAAGCCAACGCACTCGCACAAACGACAGGCCAGGTTGGACCGGCTGTACAGGTCGGACAGGATGGCGCATCGCAGCAGGGACCGAGCGGAACACCAGCGCTTGAGACCGGGCCTTCCGTACAGGTTGGCGTTGACGGCGCATCGCAGCAGGGACCGAGCGGAACACCAGCGCTTGAGACCGGGCCAACGGAAGGGCCAATGACCCAAAGCCTGCGCCAGACGCCGGGATACCAGTTCATGCAGGACGAAGGCAGGCGCGCGATCGAGAACAGCTTCGCCAGCCGGGGCAAGCTGCTGTCTGGTTCAGCCATGACAGCCCTGCAAGACCGATCAATGGGCGTTGCTGACCAGAGCTATCAGCAGAGCGTGAACAACAATTTCAACCTCGCCAATCTCGGCATGGGCGCAGCAGCCCAGATGCAGGGCGCAGGCCAGAACTACGCCAACGGCGCATCGAATGCCCTGATGAATGCAGGCAACGCGCAGGCCAATGGCTACATTGGGCAGGCCAATGCGTGGAACCAGGGCGCGCAGGGCGTCGGGAACGCGCTGATGGGCGGGGCTGGCATGTATGCCGGCTATAAGGGCTGGGGTGGCGGAAGTGGCGGAACGCCTGCGACATATACGCAGGGAACCTTTAATCCTATGTATGGAGTCTGAACTATGCCAACATTTTTCGACCCCAATCAAAGTCTCAACGCCTTCGCTTCCGGCGAACAGATGGGCGGAGCTATCCGCAACAAGCAGACGGCTAACGCTTTGGCCCCGATGGTGGCGAGCGGCGATTATGAAAGCGCTATGGCCTATGCGGCCTCACGCGGCGATCTGGCGATGATGGATTATGTCAGGCCGCAGGCAGAAGCTGCGAAGTCCAAGGCGCTGAAGCAGGGCCTTGGTAACGCGCTCGCATCGGGTGACTTCAAGGGCGCAACGGCTCAGGCATTCGGCGCAGGTGAGATCGATACCGGCATGGCGCTCTATGGTCATCAGCGCACGATGAAGGCGGACGAAATCACTGACCAGAAATCCGGCATTGCTTACCTCATTTCGAACACAGACGCTCTAATGCAAATACCCGAAAATGATCCGCGCCGAGCAGATGAAGCCATGCGGATCATTATGGACAGCCCGTATGGCCAGGATCCGAACGTTGTCAGTGCTGTGCAGTCGGCAATTGCAGACGGCAAGCTGACGAATGCGGAGCTGAAGCAGTTCCAGCAGCAGCTTCTGACGCCAGCGCAGCGGATCGAAGGCCAGCGTTACGATGCTGAGCAGGAATACACGCAGGGCCGCGATAAGGTTGGCGACGATCAGTGGAAAATGGAGTACGACCGCAAGCTAGCCGCTGACCGGGCCTCCGCAAGTGCCGCTTCTGCCAAAGCCGCAGCGGGGGCGAAGTTTGGTGTGACGCCCGTTTATGGCCGCGATGCAAGCGACAATCGCGTTCTTATCCAAACATCCGATACGGGTGAAATCAATCAGGCCGAACTGCCGGAAGGCGTGACGCTGGAGGATGACCGCTACAAGTCCAGCCAGCGCGCACTCGGAACGGCTGAAGGCAAGAAGGCGGCATACCAGACCGAAGCGGGCCAAGCGGTCATTGCGGCTCAAGATAAGGCAGACCAGCTCATCGCCAATATCGACCAAGCAATTGAGCAGTCTGATTTCTGGAATACGGGCATCACGGGCAAGGCTGTGTGGTCTTCGGACTTCAATGCCACGCTCGACAGTATCGGCGCGAATGCCATGTTGTCAGAACTCCTGAACCTCAAGCGCCAAGGCGGTACGCTTGGTGCGCTGTCCGAGGGCGAAGGGAATGCGCTACGTGCGGCTGCGGTCAATATTACCAAATCGCAAAGCGAAGACCAGTTGGACGATAACCTTGCAGCCTACAAGTTGCAGGTCCAGCGGTCAGTTGACTTGCTGAAGCGGGCTTACGAGGCAGACTATGAGTCGGGCATGTATGGGCAGGCGCAACCAACTCAGGGCGGGGCTGCTCCTCAACCTCCACAATACGAGCAAACCGCCACCAACCCGCAGACGGGTCAGAAAATTGGCTTTCGTAACGGCCAATGGGAGCCAATCCAATGAACGGTCTTCCTGAAGGCTTTGTGATCGACCAGCCAGCGGTAGCGCCGCCTGAAGGCTTTGTGATCGACCAAGGCAGCGCTTCCAGCATGGCAAGCCGTCCGCCACAAGTGGACGCCTACCAGCCCGGCAAGGCATGGAACGAGCAGCCATTTAGCTATCGCACACAATGGGAGAACAAGGCCGAAGATGAGCTTTCTGGCAAGGGAAGCGGGCTTTTCGGTATTGCCGAGGCCGTTTACGGAAGGAAGCAGCAACACACCGCCGCAGACGTTCAGGCCCGCGCCGAAGAGATGGCGAAGGCGTCAGGCTATGCGCCGAGCTTTGGCGATTGGGAAGAACGAAAAAAGCCTGACCGCAGGACTATCATGAACGCTGGCAATCCCGGCATGATGATCGAAAGCCGTGGCGTATGGGAGCCGAAAACATTTGCTCAGGATGGCGAAGAACTCATAGACCTGAAGCGTCCGAAAATGGGCGCTGTCGAGGCAGGTGCGAAGGGTGTTTTGGACATTACGCAGATGGTGCCCGGCGTCAAATCAATCGTCAGCACTTTGGCAACACCAGAGACCAACCCCTACCGCGAAAGCTTCGGCCAGACGCCGACCGCTGCCGATTTTGGCCGTGCTTGGGACGCAGAGGCCAAAAGGGCGCTGGAAGACCAGCCATTGGCGTTCAGGGGTGGGCAGGCAGTTTCTCTTCTGGCGGGTGGTCAGGGGGCGCTCTATGAAAAGGGCGTTCAGGTGGCTCCGCGCCTTATCGCGCCGTCTATTGCCGCGAAGGCTGGTCCTGCGGCAAAGTTTATTGGCCGGGTCGCTGCCCATTCCGGTGTCGGTGCTTTGGACTATGCCCTGTATGAGGGCATCGCAGGCGCAAACAATGATGCGCGCCTTGAGGGCGGAACGTCTGCGGATGTCACGCTGGGAGACCGCGCGGGCAAATTTGGCGAGGCCATGACGGACCCGCTATCCTATGCGTTTGGTCCTGCTACGCTGGCCGTTTCGCGTCTTGGCAACGGCCTTGTGAATAGTGGCAAGAACTCAGTCCGCGCCAGTATCGAGGCTGGTGGCCCGCGCCTGCGTGGCGGTGACATGACGCCTCGACGTGTCCAGGAAGCCCAGCTTGCCCCACACAAGTCGCTGGGGGAGGCCTACACGGCAGGGCTGGAACGTGTGCTGGCGGACAATCCGAACCCGCAACTCCTGACGGCTCTGGAGAACACGCCGTTCCTGAAGAAGATGGTCACGCTCAAGCAGGACGGCTCACCGCTGCCTGAAGGCATGACGCAGGACTATGTGGACGCCATCAAACACGCCCTCAAGCGGGGCCTGGACGCCAACCAGATCGAAGCCGTGATGAAGGCCTACCACTATGGCGGCTATGGGTCAGTCGATGAGGCCCTGGGGCTTTTGTCAAACTCGTCTAAGGTCGAAGGACTGAACGTGGCGCTGGCGAACATTCCGGGCGATGCGCAAGGGGCGTGGCGTGATTTCTTCGAGGCATACCGCACCGGAAGCCCCGAAGTCATACAGCGTTACCTTAGCCGGGCGACTGGCGTGGAAGCGGACGATTATGCCGGGTTTGTCAAAGGGCTTGAGAGGAAGAAAGTCAGTGAAGCATCGCCGCTCTACGAAGCCTCTGCGAGTAAACCTGTCTCGCCGGAAACATGGGACAACCAGATCCTCCCTGCCATCCTCCGATTTGACGGCGGGCCAAAAGCCATCAGGGAAGCAGCAGGCGAAGTCGCCAGTGGCCAGCATCCTGGATCACTCGAAGCCGCCTCAGAACTCCATCGGCTGGCGGATCAGGTGGAAGCGATTCATAAACAAGCAGCTGACGTGGGCTTTGCTGGTGGTCTATTACCCTCAGGACATATTGCTGAACTTTCTCAGCAAGTCGGCAGCGCGGTTGCGAGGCCAAAGCAGGTATCTACACGTGCGCTCATTGAACTCGACAAGTTTCTGGGAGGAAGAGCGAAAAGTATCAGCAAAGACCGGCCAGAGCTTGCAGGAAAATACCGGAACACAAGTGCAGAAATCCGAGGCACCGGACGGACAAGTGGTCTCGATCCAGAGACCGGGTACAACGAAGGGCGGGCGGTAAGCCGCAGCTATAAGACGGCTATTCAGGCCGCTGAATCGGGTTCCAAGGCATTTGCCAACGGAAAGAGCCTGCGCACCCTCGTTGATGACATCAAACTCCAGATCGACGGAGAGATGGATGATCTGGGCAAAGCCGCCCTACTGATGGGCTGGATGCGCTCTGCGGAGGATGCAATCGAGTCCTCTGGCGGGTCGGCGCAGGTTATCAACCGCCTCTATGGGTCAGCCAACCAGCGCAAGAAGATGCTGGCAATGATACCGACTGCCAAGAGCAAGGGACTGCCCGGCGCACAAGGCGACCAGACCAAGCGGATCAACGCATTGGGTGGCGGCAAAATCACGAGCGGGGGCGAAAAGCTCGACCTTCCGTCCATCTTTGACCGCCAGCGCAAGGTTCTGAACGCCGAGAAGCGCATGACAGGCGGATCACCCACCGCAGGTAAAGCCGCCGCCGTCTTTGGTGAAAGCGAGGTCACACGGTTCATTGATGGGGTATTTGATGTTGTCCTGAACCCTGTCGGTTCTGCCAAGACGCTGACGCGCAAGGTGACACATGCGATTGCCAAGCCTCCTGTCTACAAGGAGGGCATCAACCGCGAACTTGGCAATATCATGACCACGACAGGTAAGCAGGGCATCGAGAAGCGCCTGGCCGATATTCGCAAAGTTCAGGGCATGAACGCGCCGCGCGGAGGCCGCGCCCCCAATGCTCTCGCACCTAAAGGCCCCATTCGCGGGGCTGGCGTAGGCAAGGGCACTCGCACAGCAGACCTTGCCGCCATTGGCGCACTGACGACTGCTCCGCCTGCGAAAGCCGATACGGGCGATGGTTCTGCCGAACTTCAGGCTGTCAAAGATCGCGTTTCGCAGATAGAGACGACAGCCATTCCAGAACTCCAGGAACAGCGTGATGTTCTGCGAGACCCAAATAGCGATCCTGTTGAGAAGCAGCGCATTTTGCTTCTGCGGGGATATCCCCTTGGCACAACCGGCCCAGCCGGGGACGGCGTAGATGGCGTTATAGGGACAAAAACCAGAGACGCAATTATTGCCGAAGCAAAGAAAATTGAAGGCGAGATCCGCGGCGCACAAGAGGAACTAAACCTTGCGCGCGACAGCGTTACCCAGCTTGAAATGCGGGCTGCGCAGGAAAATGCTCAATCAAGCCGTGGCAACGAACTCTTTGGCAAAGTATCGCCTTGGGTAGGCACGGCGGCTGGTATTTACCTTGGCTACAGAACACGGGGGGGGGCTGTTAAAAAGTCGGACATTGTGGCCAGGGATGCGGCTCGAACGGCGAACGCTTTGCTAAATTCCAAATCGGTAACGCGCGGTGTTAATGCGCCTCGGTCTGCTAATACCAGAGCGGCAAACCTAAACGATTTCTGGCGTCAGGGTGGGGCGGGTGAAAACGTTCCGTTCACAACAACCACAACAGGGAAAAACCAAGGGAAATTTCGAGCCCGCCCAAATGCGGCAGAGCCGTCTGCACTGTTCCCAAGCCCCCCCAGGTTCAATTCTCAGGATGCCGCCATAGTGGGCACCGGCCTTGCCGAAGGAGGCGTGTCTCATCTGGGTATGAAGGATCAGGAGCGTAAAATAAAAGAAGCCAAGGCCGACGTTGAGAAATATGCCGCTGCGGGTGACGTAGCCGGTATGCAAAGGGCCTTAAAGAAGCAACAAAGCGCGGAAGTGATGCATTCAATGTTTGTGATGGCTCGAAATGCGGGCCTGTTGTTGTCGGTGTCAAGGGTGACGGCAGGTCTGAAAAAACCTTACGCAAAACCTACGCCAGACATTGCCGCAGCAGAGCGTGAGCGCGCTCTAGTTCTTCAGTCGATGAAGAAATAACTCTGACACGCCGGACGCGCCTACTAGTAACAGGCTTGTCCAAACAGGCAGCATATCAGAACCAACAAATGTACCGTCACCAAGCGGAATCAGGGTCCCTACGCCAATAGCGAGAGAAACTGAGCTTAGTCCGCTCCAGAACTTCATAATCGACACAGCAGGACTCCTAATGAAAAACGAACAAATAGCAGAAGCCATTTTTGCCGCACTTGAGCAACTTATGCAAGAAGCGGGCCCGGAATGGACGCTCGAATTTATTAATGCCGGTCTTGCCGAATCTGGCAACGGCAGAGCCAGCCCCCCCAGCGGCAACAGGAAGCAAGTCAGCAACGCGCTCGCGTCAGAAGGCGCACGATGAACGCCACCCCTTCGCTGTTCCGCTACCAAGCCATCGGACACTCCGGGCCCGTCTCCGCCCATATCGCGTTCCGGCAGGGCAGGGCACCGGCTGTGATCTATTACGACCCTGATCTACGCACCCCAGCCCGCAACCCCGCGCCAACCGATAGCGTAGGCCGGGTGAACCTCTACATGAACGCAGGCGAGTCCTATGAGGTCACTGTGCAGTTTCCAGACGGGACCACTGACCAGTTCATGCACACAGCGGTTCCAATGGGCAGCGTGGAGATTATCCGCGAACCCGCGCCGGAGCCTGTGACGGTTGACCGCGTGGTGCACCAGGACAGCCCTGAGACGCTGGCAGAGCTGGAACGGTTGCGCGGCATCGAGAAGGAACACGCGCGGTCTGTGCTTATGGCAGGACTGACAAAGCTGGAAGACGCCAAGGCGAAGGTCGATGCGAGGGGAGCTGTGCCAGAGGAAATCGCGAACCTTATCCGCACAGGCGAAACCTACGAGCAGACCAACACGCGCCTGCTTCCGATTTACCGTGAAGCGCAACACCATAAAGAGCGGGCAATTGAACACGCCAACAAGACCGAGCGCGTCCATTGGGAAGACAAAATCCGCAAGCTGGATCTGGCGATGCACTGGATGCACGGGCGGCTGATCGAGACTGTATAACGCGAGGGCCGGGGCATGGCCGAAGACGATCTGGTGACCCGCATTACGCTGGTTGAACGCACAATGATTTCACGCGAGGCGCTGGTGGACCGTGAAGAGAAACTTCTCTCAAGGTTCGAGGAACTGCTGAAGCGGGACCGTCAACATGCTTCTGAAGAGCGCAAGCACGAGTTCAAGATGTACGGCCACGAGACGGCTGAACAGCTTCGCACATGGTCTGCGAAAATCCACATGGAGCGCGATGAAATCCTTGAGAGGCGGGACGCCGAACGCGCCAGGGAAGCGGCAGAAGCCGCAAAAAATACGATACCAACACAATCACCGCTCAGGACATGGCTGGTCGCCAACTGGATATGGGTTGCCTGCGTTGGCGTCCTTGTTGTCGTTCTGAGGCCCGATCTTGCCACCGCTGTTGTGCGGCTGGTGATGTAGCAAAAACAGGCTGGGTATTCACATGGATAAGCACGATATCGCCAACGGGTTCCGTTGGGTGCGCGACGAGGCAGGCGCATTCCTGTCCACGTTCTGGATGATCCTGGCGCTTTACGGGCTGGGCATGTGGCTGGTCTGGTCATTTTTCCAGATCGATGCGCAGTTTAGCAGGCCACTTGCAGGCGATATTATCCCGCCTGAAGTGACGCAGCATCTGGCATGGGCTGTGCGCGGGTTCTCTATAATCGTGGGCATGGCCATAATCTGGTGCCATCGCCACGAAATGCCGAAATTCCGCAACCTGCTGGCCGTTCTGGGTGCCATCGCAGCAGTGCTACTGTTCCTTCACGCTTACGGCGTGGCGGCTAAAATCATGAAGGGCCAATACGCTAAGGCCGATGTGATTACCGAAGTGCTGGACGTGAACACGATTGGCGTCTCTGAGCAGATTGCCACGCTCCAGGGTGCAAAGGCTGAATGGCGCGCTGACACGGCTTTGGTGGTCGCATCTAACCAGGCGGCAATCCAGAACATCACGAGCGATGGCATTAACAATGATGATCAGGCTGACACGTTCCGCGCTGCCAATACTGCCGCTCAATCGCGCCTCTCAGCCAAGATAGATGAGGCCGATGCCAAGATTGAGGCGTTGCAGGCTGCTTCGCTGGTAACGAAAGAGACGGCCACGACCGACGCAAAGATGGTTGATGCGTTCAACCCGCTATTTGTGCTCATGGCAAGGGTTAGCGCATGGACGTGGAACCCTGACATTGAGCCGCCTTTGACGCATCAATTCGTGAGCGGCATCCTGTTTTTCACGCTCTTTTTTGGCTTCGGTGAAATGCTGATGATGACCCTGTTTACGGTCGCATTTGCAATGCTTCTTGTGGCGCGTGAACAGGCCCTTCTGGCCCGGCCCAAGCGGCAGTATTCGGCAGACGTTCCTGATGGATACGTTGACCTGCGCATGACCGAGGAGGAATGGGCCGAATACGAGGCAGCCAAGAGCGTTCACGATAACATCAAGGCCGGCGTACAGAAGGGCGTTCGCACCCGTCGCAGGGGCAAGAAGATCAGGGAAGGCGCTGAATATTCCCGTGAAGTGGTCGAGATATTCCTGAAGCGCCGGCGCAATGGCGAGACAATGGACAACATCCTCCACACGCGCGGCCTGACGCTGGGCGAGTTCACCGCCACCTATGACAAATACATCCAGAACGATGACGAACGCGAACTGCTGCTGGGTGAGTATGATGAGGCGTTTGAAGACGAACCGATCGATGAAGACGAGATGGCCAACGGCTTTGACCACGACGAGCCAAGCGATGAAGGGGTTGAAGACGATGATGCAAGTGTCGGCGCTAGGAATTGAGCTGATCCGCAAGGCCGAAGGGTTCTGCCCGTCTGCCTATATCTGCCCGGCTGGGTTGGTGACGATCGGTTACGGCAACACGACTTGGGAGGATGGCGAGCCTATCCACCTTGGCGACGAGATTGACGAGGCTGCCGCTAAACAGCTTCTCTGGTCTTACGTCAGGAATGAAGTTGAACCTGCGATGGATCGGCTGATCAAGGTGCCGCTTCAGCCCTGCCAGCGGGATGCATACGCCGGATTTTTGTTTAATTTCGGTGAGACGAAAGCTGCAAACTACACCCTGACCCGCCTAATCAACGAGGAAGCTCCCACAGCGGAAATCTGTGATTGGTGGGTGAAGTATCGCGTAGCCAGCGGAAAGCCTCTCCTTGGCCTCTACAGGCGACGTTTGGCCGAAGTGCTGATGTGGAACGGCCTGCCAACGGACAAGGCATGGAATGCGACCACAAGCACAACCTGGCGCGATCTGGTGGGAGTCCCTGCCTACACGCCTATCAAAGCCGTGCCTGTTGCCCCAACCCCCAAACCAGAGCCTAAACCAATGCCCCGCACCCTGACCCTGCCAGATGAATGGGACACGATGACAGCCGCCCAGCAGACCGCCTGGCTGAACACTGGCGAGTTTATCGCGCTGGGTGGCACTGTAGGCGAGCCGATCAAGGCCGCTCCGCTGCCGGATGCTGCGAAAGCGCCCCTGACGGTAACGAAAAAGGTGATCGAGACGCCTAAGCTTGTGGATGCATCTAGGCCTAAGCCGATGGAAACCAGCCAGACGTTCAAGGGCCTGTCCAAGCAAGATAGCGGCCGTGAAACTGCGCTCATCGGTGGTGGGCTGGCGACGGTAACAATGGCCGCGCCCGCGGCCAAGGAGCTGACCGGCTTTTTCAAAGCATATGACATGCAGACCATCCTGATCGCTGGCGGTACATTCGCTGGCATCCTGCTCATCATTGGCGGGTGGCGCTGGTGGGCTGGGCGCATGATTGCTTACGAGGGTAGGCAAAAAGCAGAGCAGCCGAAAGTGTAACCATGCCCCTAGGATACCCGTTTTATCTCTGGCTGAAAAACAACCCAGCCGCCCAATGGGCGCTAGGGATCGGCGCGGCCATCGTCGGCTTTTTCATGTGGCTCGCAATTCACGATAGGCGCGTTCGAAAAGAGGCCAACGCCAAGGCCGAGAAGAAAGCACAGAAAACCGCAACCAAGGAACTCCAGAAGCTAGAGGAAAAGGCAGATGAACGTATTGAGAAATCCCGCAAGATTGCTGACGCTGTTGATGACGACGTGTATTCTGACGGCGTGCCAGACGACACCGGACGCTTCTTATTCAGTGACTAAGGAAGCCATGGAAAGCGCAGTCAGGATCGAGCACAAGACGCTCTGTGAAATTACGCGCCCCGTGGAAATCAGCCGAGCCGCCTTTGATGGAAGCCCTCTCGAAGCACGGTTGAAGATGCGCAAGGATGTCGAGAAGTGGGCTGCTGAATGCGGCGATAGTGTCTGATGGCCGTTCA